CGGTGTGGGAGCACAGACGTGTCGTATTCGCTACGAAGTCTACGTTCGTAGCTGCAGTGCTGCCTAATATTGGCGCCCAACAATCGTCGTCCGATGGGTCCTCTCGACGTCAGTTCCGAGATATGTCCGGCGTTACTTCCGGTAATTACACCACTCTCCAGACTCAGCTCTATGATGTAGTCTTTCAGGGTGTCGATACCGTCGATTGGCGGAATCCTATGATCGCCAAGGTTGACACGGCCCGTGTTGACCTCATCTCTGACAAAAAGTGGAGACTGTCCTCCGGTAACGGAGTCGGCAGTGGTCGTTACAAGAACTTTTGGACACCCATCAATAAATCTATTCAGTATGATGATGAAGAAAATGGGTTGTCTGTTTCTCCCTCAGCCGTATCTGTGTTAGACAAGCGTGGAATGGGAAATATTTTTGTGATGGATATATTTTTCTGTCTAAACCCGGCTGATTTCCTTCATCCTGAAACCTCCGTCTTGGCTGTTTCTAGTCAACAGACTCTGTATTGGCACGAAAAATAGGTGCCAATAATCTAATGAAAATACAATTCCCGTTCAACCATGCCACATCTGCCCCCTTGTCGTGACGTGGATCCTCATTTGATAACCAAATGCTGGGTTTACCCCAGTCCACTAATTTCTTCCCTTTGTACTTATCTGTCGCATAAAATTGCGACTGACACCCTAACCAGAACTTGTAGCCGTGAAAGAATTCGAGACCTCCCTGCATGTCGTCGAATACGGCGTAGTCGACTCCGTCGATTGGTTCATCTAGGCAGAATAGGCCACCGAAATATGCGTGGCTGCCTAAACTTCTAGCCCATAATGTCTTGCCAAGACGGGTTTCTCCGTATAAGCATAGACTCATTCGGCGTCCTAATATACACCAACATAGTTAGCACGTAAGCTGACCCAGGAGGGAGGCACGACCGGTGTGGGGCTCAGCGCTGGAACTCCGGAGCTTGCGTAGGTGTGTAACGAGTGCGGTCTGACAATAATTTGACCGCAAAGCCCAAGCAAAATACATGAAAAGCCGAGCGCAGCGGACATTACGTACCTGTGAAATCAACTCCCAGATTTCCTCGTACCCACTCATCGAGTCCATAAACTCCCTCTGTGACAATAGATATGCCCCCGGGCGTACTGTAGGGGGCTCTGTCCACACGGTATCTCCAGTCGGCGTACTTGGAAAGGCTGACGAAACTGCAGCAAAGTGACTTTGGATCCAGTCGCGCAGCAGTCTCAAAAAACTCCTCTCGAGTCTTTGAAGCGATAATCTCAAGCCATTTATCGCCAGATTTCCCCAGGCTAGCTCCGCTCGGCCGCTCAAGGGTTCCTCCAACCACATCACCATCCTTGATTGCATAATCATAACCCTTCTCTGGTGTGCGATACATCTTCCGAACATTTGGGTGGCGTCCTCCAACATCAAACACTCTCGCGTCCGTGGTTGAGAACTCGTGCTCAAATTGCACGAAACAATGGAAATGAATTCCGCCATCAGCGTGATTTTCTCTGCCGATGATACACTCCCCTCCAAGTCGTCTAACAAGAGTGTTAACCTCCTCTGGGTCGAGGTCTGGTGATTGGGCGTACGTAAGGAGGACATGGTTGCCTTTGAAGGAGAACGCGCGTGGCATGACACGTGATGAGGGAGAGAAGACTGTTAATATTATAGTCTTCTCTCTCTTCTCCCTTCCCTCCCTCACCTATAAATACCTCGCCCCTCGCACTTCGGACTCTGCAAATGTCCGACCAAGAAATTAAATCCCTCACCAATGGCGCCAAGACGCGCCAAGAGCCACAGCCTACGCGGCAGCAGCCGATACAAGAAAAGATCGTCCCGACGCTCTTACGCCAAGAAGCGTTCTACCTATCGCAAGCGTTCGAGCAAATCAGGCTTGAAAAAACGCATGATCAATATGCTGTCTCGAAAGAAGCGGGACACCATGATGTCGGCAGCCGGAGCTGCTGTAAATCCAGATCCTAATTCTACCACCGTCGATAGTGCTTTGCAGATCACGGGTGTTACGACCAACACGTATCACAGTGGGTATCATATGACACTCCAGTGTCCATCCCATCGATTCCTTAATCCCAACAATGCTGCCTACCTCGCCCTTCGCACCGACACGCGTCCCTACATACGCGGTCTCGCCGAGAAGTATCAGATCGTCCCGAATGATGCCTCGGTGTGGGAGCACAGACGTGTCGTATTCGCTACGAAGTCTACGTTCGTAGCTGCAGTGCTGCCTAATATTGGCGCCCAACAATCGTCGTCCGATGGGTCCTCTCGACGTCAGTTCCGAGA